ATAGGTGGTAGTCGATGCGGTCAGGTCAACGTTTAGACCACCTACGCCGAGGTCTAGCGCCTGAGTGTTCGGGCTGGTCTTAATGCCAAAAGACTCTTGGCCCTTGTACACGGTGCCTGGGCTACCGTTCAGGAAGTTATCAACCAACTGGCGGCGCACGGCACGCACGGCGGCGGCTTGGTCGTCTACCAGAGCGTCAAAATCTTCCGAACGCATGGCTTCCAGCTCGCGCCATTCACGACCAACGGCGGCATCGTGGATCAGTACCAGCGCGCCGTCGTAGTCGTAAGTGACCTTATCCATCGGCTTACGATGCTGACCGGAAATAGACGACTGCGCTTCGGATGCGTCAGACACGCGACGGTATTCTGACACGATTTTGCCAATCGGCACCGAACGCGCCAACGGTAACAGCGCGTTTAGGATCACGCCGCCCTCGTCACCCGTCATGAGCTGCTTGGTCTGGCTGTCGAAGTCACGGTATACGTCTTGCGGAATACGCGCAGCCGCATTGACCTGCATGCCGTGAATATGGCCGAAGTGCGCCTCGTTGGTCTCAAACGCCTTGCGGCGTAGCTTCACTTCGTCAAACTGACTCTTCGCGTTGCGAGAGTTAGCGACAATTTGCTTATCAAGATAAAAAGCCATTTGCTAGCTCCCTTATTTGAATTTAACGCGAACAGGCGTAGTGGCGGTAGTTGTCACGGATTCATCTGCATAACAGACAGCAACCTCAGGGGTAGCGGCGGCAGGGTCGAGCACGCGCAACAGGCCCGCTCCATTCGATACCAGAGGTGAGTCAAGCAAAACCGTCTGACCAGTGGCGACCAGCATGCGGAACATCAGTCCGGACTCTGGAATGTACGCCTGGGCGGTATCGCCTACTGCGTAATCCTCGTTGACACCGCCGCCCGGTGCAAAGTTTGCGGTCAGCTCCTTGGCGACGTAGACGAATCCGCCCGCGCCCGCCGTGCCATGCGGGACTAGCTCGCCAGCGGTAGACAATGCCAGCATGCCGGGCGTTAGGGTAGCGCCTGCCGGGGCTTCGTATTGCTCCGGCTGATTATGATGCACACTGCCCAAGAAAGTGCGATTTGCGGTAGTCATATTATTTGGCTCCTATCATTCTGGCAGCGTATCGAACTTGGAATCGTCGGCGCTGTTCGTGGCATCGAGACGCCCCCCATTCAGCGGATGATCCGCGCCCTTCGGTGCCTTGCAGTTGCGCGCCATGATGCGCAGCGCGTTAACGTCGAGCGCTTTGGCTTCGTCCTCGGTCGCTAGTTTGGCTTCTACCACGGTCGCTTCAAGCGTTTCTTTCTCAGCTTTTGCAGCGGCTTCGGATTCTGCGTTAATCGCGTCGATCTTGTCTTGCAGGGGTTTGACTGTCTCTTCCAGCTTAGCGTTGAAAGCAGCAGTCATGGTTTCGGCCTGCTGGTCAAGCGCGGCCTTTAGCTCTTCAGGCGTCATTAAGTTTTCCTCTGTAGACGTTTGAGTGTTGGTTTGCAGGCCAGCGGCCTCGTGTGGTTTGCCCGGCGTGTTGCCGAACATTTTAGAAAGTGTGTTTCGGATGGTATTGGTGACGGCTTCCCAAGTGGTTTTACGCTGCACCTCTTGGCGCTGGTCGGATAGCTTGATCTCGCCATCCATGACCGCATAACCCACCTTGTAGGCCTTGTCGTCTTCCATCTGGTAGAAGATCACTGAGTCAGCGTTAAAGTCGTCTACATAGCCGCTGCCGTATTTATCTTCGGCAACACGGTTAAGCTCGCGGCGCATATCTTCCATGCTGCCGGGTAGCTCTTCGTTAAGCACCAGCTCGCTATTGACCACTTCGACTTGCTCGCCTGCGGAGTTGACGAAAACGCCTACGCCAGCATCAGTGCCAATAGCTGGGGCTTCGTTCAGCAGCCAAGCATCATGGTCAAATACAAAGCTATTGCCTACCCACTCATAATCAGCGCCTTCGGGGGCTGGTTCGCGCTGCATTAGCAGCCCGGTGCTAGTGCTAATCGGCTTGCCTTCGTTGATCGCTGCCAACAGCTTGCGCCCGTTCTCGCTGTTCTGGGCAAACTCCACGTCGATAACCTTATCGGCAAATACGCGGTCGCCTTCGATGCGCGGGTTGGTGTTCCACGCGCCCGCCCAGAAACCGTTGATGGCCTCTGGCGTGCGTGCGCTAACAAACTGGTTATTCACCACCGGATGCCCCAGCGGGGCGGGCAAACCTTCCAACTGCTGGTAGCTCGCCTCTAACTCCGCGCGTGGGTACATGATGCCATTCAGCACGCTGTCGAACTTCGCCACAGCGCTAGGCACCACGATCACCTCACGGCCATTTCGCTTTTCGCGCTTGATAGCAGCGTTGTTGACGCGGTGCTTGATGTTGACGCGGATTTGATCGGCCATAAATTAGCCCTATTAGAAACTGCTCGCAGTATAGCACAAGGCTATTGGTGCGTGCAAAGTGGCATAAAAAGCCGCCCCTAAAGGCGGCTCTCTCATTATTCGTTGTAGTCATGCAAAACATACCTCGACAGCAACCTGCCTTTACGACTCTCCACATGAATTTTTTTTATCTTTCCAGACGCCAGCATGTCATCAAAAGCCTGCTCAACCTCGCTGACATCATGTGTTCTGACTCTATTGATAACGACGCCTCTTCTCGCAGGCTGAAGCTTTTTCATGTAGATGAAAACTTTATCCTCTGCGGTATCCCCTAAATGTCGGCCTGATCTTGCGTTTGATTTTATCGTGTAGGGGCGCTCAACAAACATAACCTCCCCCTTGGTTCTTCCTTTCTCAATTGATTTTCCACTATAAAAGCTAACGTTCAGTTTTTTGAATATACCCTCTATGATGTCAGTCGTCATGTCGCCAACGTATTCGCCGTGCCAGCCGTTTAACCCCAATTCTTTAAATATAAATCGCTCCAACCTGTGGCAATCTTCGACCTGCTCAGTAAGATAAACCCTCTCAACTTTGGCTCCAAAACCCTCCGCCGATACGACATGCGAATAAATCCTACCAAACGCATCACTAGTCCTTCCGAACTTGCAGGACCCTGACTCTGTAAGAACTGCATAGCAAAAACCAACCTTTGGATCATTACTCATGTCTTTTGCCTATTGTGTAGTTGAAATAAAATTATACTACACAAATACATTACCATCAAACGCACACAAAAACCCGCCGGGGGTGGCGGGTTGGTGGGCAGAGGTGGGGTGGCGCTACCCAAGGCACTCCATCAAATAATACTCATCCCAAATATGCCGTACGTTAACATCATCATGCGCCTGCAACATCAGCTCTTCTCGCAACTCCTGCAACTCGCTAGGCGTCGCTACCTGTCCACACTCTGCCTCACGCTCGGCCACGTACTGCGTTCCATCCTCAGCACGGCACGCGCAAACCGCTGTGACACGCCAACGCAACGGCGCGTGCGTGGCATAGATGGCAATGTCCTGCTGCTTGCTCACGGGAACGTGCGCCGGAAACGCCCACTCGCCCTCAAACTCCCCACCGATATGCCGACCAGTGGCCTTGATGCCCACACACCAGCGCCTAGCGTTCGTCTGGTAGTGCTGGTACTGCTTCTGGCTGACTAGGCGCTTACGGCGCTTAATTTCGCCAGCCTGAGCGCGTTTCTGGGCGCGGTTCATTGTTGATCACCTACTTCGCCTATGCGAGTGTTCCATTCCGCAGCATTAAACACATCGTTGGCAAACGCGGTGCCTTGCGTAGTAAGCAAGCATTTAGTGCATTGAACGCAGTGCTTGTATTTCTTCTCTTCAACCTTGGTTAGCTTTGCATTGGACCCACACATCGGGCATGGCTTTAGCTCAGTCATATCAATTCTCCTCGCCTAGCTGGGGCGCATAAACAATTGCCGCCTGGATCGCGAGCGCCATATCGCCAAACGGCATGTAAGACTCACTGGCAGCGTCTACCATCTCCTCAGTTGGCTCGACGGGCACGCATTTAAATGGCTCGTCCGGCGCTGGAATGCGCGATCCTACCTTAGTAATCGAGAACGTATCGCCTGGATGCGTCACGTCGCCAATCACCCACGTATTGCAATAAAAATACGCAGGCACCCACGCGCCTGTTTTGTGTACCCAGTACCATCCTGCTTTGCGTTTAGTCATATCAACCCTCCTTTCCATCAGCGGCAGCTAGGGCGGCGCTCGCTTCTTCCAACGCATTTTGTTGCTGCTCAAATGTATAGCTGCCATTCATGGCAATTTGCAGCCTTTGCCGAGTCACGCTAAGCGCATCATAAAGCCCCTGTGCCACATCGGCGGGCACCCATGATGCGTGCCGCTCAATAAGATCAAGCGCATCGCCGCCATCCATTTCTAGTAACGCATACGTTTTCATGCTTCCTCTCCTGGCTGGGGTGCGGCGGCTAGCTGCTCAGCCCACCTTGCTGCGGCCTCAATGCTATTTTCATGGCCGCTCGCCTCGAGAATGCTCATTGTCGGCTCAACCGGCACCACCTGCCACCCCTCCGGGCAGCGCGCCTGCCATGCGGCCCAAGCCTCATCCGCTGCCGTATGGTAATAACTCCCGTCCACCATTGCGCCCAAACCCATGTTTCGGCTCTGCGCCCACGCCTCAAACCGCTCTCTTTCAGTCATCATAACTCCATCTCCTTCAATTCTCGTTGTAGTCGGCGCTCTTCCATGCGGTGATCAATATCCAGTCGCCGCGCATACCGACTGCTGGCATACACGTCGTTGCGGATGCGTGATTGGTGCTTGGTTTCGGATAAGCCGCCCTGAATGTGGCGGCCTGTGAAGCTGGGGATGGTGTGGGTGGTCATGACAACCTCATGTTCCAATCATCAACAAACCGACTAACCATGGATGCCCATAATCGATAATCAGGATCTTTAAAATCATTGCAGAAAAATAGATCACTCCTGCCCATGCTCATAACGCTACAGCATCCCTCTTGCCTTACAAAGTGGCCTATAGAGCCGCGTGAAGAATGCTTGATGTCTACATATGAGCTAACTTTGGGCGTTTTTGCGCAAAACGGACAAGGCTTAATTCTTGCTAGCTTGCGTCGCACTTTCTTCTCGTATTTATTCATCACTCCCTCCTAAATGCCCGCGCTAGGCGGGCGGGCTTGGTTATAAAAACTCCCATGTCGTTCCATAAACAGGAACCATTTTTCCACGAGCTCGGCTTCCCGACTTAGAAACCCTATGGCGAATTATTGTTTGCGTGTGTGATTTAACCTTTCCTTCTAGTAGCATTTTATTCAGCTTGGCTCTTGCAGAAGATTCGGTAATGCCGTGAGATTCTGCAAATTGCTTCGTGGTTAAAGTGGTATGCTTCATGTCATATCTCCTCAGTCAGTAACAACAGCATAAAACAGCCGCCCGAGGGCGACTAATTGATTGTTACTATAGTGTTGTGTTTATGGATAGGCGTTAGCTATCAGGATCAAACGCAGCTCGCTGATTTTCAAGCCTGGCTTTTAGCGGGCCGAGTATTGGTTCTCCTGATTCGTCAAGCAATACTGGTTGTTGCGAGCATTTGCAATTAACGGATTCGCCACTCTGGCTATAAAACTCCGCTACCTCTTGGGCAGTGTATACCTGCGAGTGCCGTCTAGCGTGATTTGCACGGGTAGTTGGACTCAATGCGCTCAGCCACAAGAGCTGCGTGTTAATGCCTAGTCGTTCGCGTGCGTCTTGGTTTTCATCCCTGGTGGCTCTGCGTAGCGCGCTACCCACTTCAGTCCTGGCGATAGTCTCTGCCCGCCGTTCAGCAATACCAAACCGCTTGCGAATATCCTTCGCCACATCACGCGGGTTAAGCCCATCCTCGACCCCCTGGCTAAGCACGCGCCCCAACTCGGTGGCCGTATCGCCGTTGAACCCCTGCATCTGCTCGAATACCCGCGAGCGAATCAACGCCACCCGCCGCTGCCACGGCTCCGACGCCAAGACCTGCGTTATCTCCCGCGTATAGTCATCCGTCAGCGCCGCTAACTGTGCCACGGCGGTTCCGGTGCCTGCTTCATACGCTAGCACCGTTTGCGCGGCCATGTAGTCCGGTGGCACCTCGATACCCAGGCGGCGGCGAATCTCCTCCACAATAAGCCGCAGCTCTTCCACACTAATCAGGTATTCGTACCGTGTTTCGTTGACGACGTAGCCCGGCACCTGGGCGTTAATCGTGACCTCTCGCTTGGGTATCTCCTCAAAACGCTCTAGCACCCAGCGGCGCACGTCACGCAAGCCGCGCTTTAGGCGGCTCACGGTCTGTTGTTGCAGGCGAGCGTGGCCCACGGGGTTCTCTGTGTTGCGGGGTAGGGTGGGGTATTTAGGCATGGTGGCCTCTTTGGCAAGCGTGGTGCAGCCACACGCCCCATATGGTTACGTATGCCATGGCTAGGACGCTAAACCATAATGACGGCTTCTCTATAGCCAAAGCGATTACGGTGGATATCCATCCGGTAAGTATTGAAATATTTTCGTAATTTTTAACCTTCATCCCATCATCTCCTCAATTAACAACATTCCGCCCTACCCACTTCCTGCCACGCTACGCATCACCACACAAATAGCGGTCATGCCACACTAGGCCAGCCGCACGACACCCTAGCCGGCTATGATTGCTGGGCAATCGAGCGGCTAGGTACCATTTATCTAGCGTAGCGGTAGCGGCCACCCAGCGCCATGTTTGCAAGATGGTCATACCACCACCTTAGGCCGCATATCTAGCCATTTCATCTGCAAATACCACTGGAACGCAGCCACCTCTTGGCATTTAGCGGCTTCGTACCAGTGTTGGTGGACTTCGGTCATTTAAAATATCTCCATAACGCCTTGATTGTAATCTTTAAAATATCGTAAATAGACAGTCCTATCACTATCCCTATAAATGTTTGTACAGCAAGTACAGCGTCGTTCATAACTCCTCTCCCTCCTACTCTTCATCATCCGCTGGCAACTCAGGCTCTGCCAACGGCTCCCAACCCATGATAGCCCGCAACTCGTCACCTGTCGCGATAACTTCACCCGTTCCTGCCATGTTTCTAACGGCCTCGGTAGCGGTCTTGAGCATCGCCAGCTTGTCAGCAAGCGAGGCATCATTAAGCTCCGACCACATTACCTCATACTCATCACCAGGCACGGGCGGAATGATGCGGTATTCAATCAGTCGGTCGATAAAGCGGCGAATATCCGTTTGCAGTTCGCCCACACGGCGCGCCTGGCAGCGGTTATTAAAGTCGTCTTGGTCTTCCGTTGACGCCCGTTCGCCCTGCTGATTGCCGATGAGCACCTTGGTTGGAATCTCCAGGCTTGCCGCGATGCACTGCACCTGCATCTCGAAGTGCTCTTTCGGCTGCGGGACGTTCGCCACCAACGGGTTAATCTTGCCCCCGGTGGTAAACGCCGCTGCGTCGATGCCTGAGTTCAGGTCGGCCATCTGGTCATTCAGGCGTTCGTCAAGCTCTTCCATGCTGATGCCATGTTCACGCGCCAAGTTTGGCAAGCTCTGCGTATCACCAAACTCAACCGATAGCTGACGCGACGCATTCTTCAAAAACCCTTCGCCGCTGCCCCCGGTGATTTTCACCACTGACACGAAGTCGTTATAGGCCGCTTCCAGCTCGCTCACGCCTTCTCGATAATCACCTACAATAACCACTCGGCTATGGTGAATCGTCACGCTACGCGCAGGCGGTGGCGTGTCAGCCGTCTGTACATTGCCCTCGTTGTAGTTCCACGTTGTCGGCTGGCCGTAACGCGGGCTATTGGGGTTTTCGTCCCATTTTCCGGGCGTTAACTGCCCTTCCCAAGCGGGGATAATCTCAATAAGGTCGCCGCCGGGCTGCAACTCTTCATCCCAGCGCGCATTATCTGCAACACGCAAAATCAGCCCTGAGTAAGCCCCTACCATCCGTCGGCGGTCAGCATCC